CTGTATGGGCTAACTTCGGAAAGAAGAGAGGTTTACCTGTAAGTTGTTTTGGGTCTAATATTGGAGACAACATCGAGTCAATTCTATACACACAGGCTGAGGTCGGTGAAATGAGTAAGATGGGTGGTGGTACTTCTGGTTACTTTGGTAACATCAGACACAGAGGTGCTGAGATTACTGACAACGGTTTAGCACCAGGTTCGGTACACTTTATGAATCTATTTGAGAGTGTTGTTGACAACATCTCACAGGGTTCAACTCGTCGTGGTCGTTTCTCACCATATCTTCCTGTGGAACACCCTGACGTTATGGAGTTCTTGGAGATTGGTACAGAAGGATTCCCAATTCAGGATTTGACTCACGCAGTTACAGTAACTGATGAGTTTATGAATGAGATGATTGCGGGTGATGAAGAAAAAAGAGCAATTTGGGCTAAGGTCATCCAAAGACGTGGAGAGATTGGTTACCCATACATTATGTTCCATGATACAATGAACAACAACACTGTTGATGTATACAAAGACAAAGAAGCAACAATCTACAATTCAAACTTATGTTCTGAGATTGCACTTCACAACTCTGAAGAGGAGTCATTTGTTTGTGTATTGTCATCAATGAATGTTCTTCACTATGATGAGTGGAAAGACACAGATGCTGTTGAGATTATGACAATGTTCTTAGATGCGGTTGTTACTGAATTCTTGACTAAGATTGAGGACATCAGAGATAACGGAACTATCGAAGGTAAGAGAGGTTTCTTCTATTTGGAGAAAGCTTACAACTTCGCTAAGAGACAAAGAGCGTTGGGTCTTGGTGTATTAGGTTGGCACTCACTTCTGCAAAAGAGAGGTCTTCCTTTTGATACGAGAGAAACTGCGAGATTGAATGTTGAGGTATTCAAACACATTAAAGAGAAATCATACGCGGCGTCTGAGGAATTGGCTAAGATGTTCGGTGAACCTGAGTACTTAGAAGGATATGGAAGAAGAAACGTTACGTTGAACGCAATTGCACCAACAACATCTTCAGCTTTTATCTTAGGTCAAGTATCACAATCAATCGAACCTATTTGGTCTAACTGTTATGTGAAGGATGTTGCTAAGATGAAGGTAACTATTAAGAATCCTGTTCTTAAAGAGTTGTTATCTGAATTAGGTCACGACACCAAAGAGGTATGGAACAGTATCAAACAAAATGATGGTTCAGTACAACACTTAGATATTTTAAGTGACGAACAGAAAGAAGTGTTTAGAACATTTGCTGAAATCAATCAGTCGTCAATTATCAATCAAGCTGCGGTTCGTCAATCTTACATTGACCAATCACAGTCGTTGAACTTAATGATTTCACCTGACATGCCAACAAGGGATGTTAACAAACTTCTTATTGAAGCTTGGCAGTTGGGTGTTAAGACATTATACTACCAACACTCAATGAATTCAGCTCAAGCTTTCTCAAGAAAGAAGTTGGGATTGAATGACCTTCAGTGTGTTGCATGTGAAGGATAATTGTTAAAAATAACAGACAACAAAGATAAAAGAGGACTTCGGTCCTCTTTTTTTTATAATTTAATCAGTTAAGATATTTATAGACAATGGCAGATGGTAAAACATACGGAATCAATTTTCCTTTTCAGGATAGTACAGATGGTAAATACTTTTCTCTCTCTCAGACTGCTGATGAAGAAGTAAGAACAGATTTATTACATTTGATATTGACTAGAAAGGGTAGTCGTTACTATTTGCCTGATTTTGGTACAAGAATTTATGAATTTATTTTTGAACCTATGGATGGTACTACTTTCGATTTAATCAAAGATGATATTAAATTATCTGTTTCCAAATATATACCAAACCTTACAATAAATGAGATAACCATAACACCATACGTTGAAGACAACTATGAGGAAGGTGAAATTGTTACTGAAAGATTAGGTGTTGGAGGTATCTATAGAGTACCGGGTAAAGGTACTGAAGAGTATACCGCTAAACTTAGAATTGATTATACCATAAATGATGGGACTTTTGGTTCAAAAGATTTCGTAATCATAAATATTTAATAGTAGATGGCAGGAAGAAAAATTTCATATACAGAAAGAGATTTCGAAGGTCTAAGAGCAGACCTCGTAAATTACACTAAACAGTATTACCCTGAGCTTATTGATAACTTCAATGATGCTGCGGTTTTTTCTGTGTTAATGGATTTAAATGCGGCCATTGGTGACAATTTAAATTACCATATTGATAGAAGCATACAAGAGACTGTTTTACAATATGCACAACAACGTTCATCAATATTCAATATTGCTAGAACTTATGGATTAAAGATACCCGGTAATAGACCATCTGTGGCGTTGGTAGATTTTTCTATTATCGTTCCTGCTCAAGGTGACCAAGAAGATACGAGATATCTGGGTATTCTCAGAGCGGGGTCACAAGTTTTAGGGGGAGGTCAAGTATTTGAAAATGTGTATGACATAGATTTCTCATCACAATATAATAACGAGGGATATCCAAACAGAACTAAAATACCTAATTTTGATTCTAACAATACCCTTATAAATTATACAATAACTAAAAGAGAGGTTGTTGTTAATGGTGTTACTAAAGTTTTCAAAAAAACCATTAACTCGAACGACGTAAAACCATTCTTTGAATTTTTCTTACCCGAACAAAATGTATTAGAGGTGGTTGATATAATACAAAAAGATGGTACATCTTTCCAATCAACACCAACGTATTCAGAATTTGTTAACGCCGACACAAGGTGGTACGAAATGGATGCTTTAGCCGAGTCAACAGTTTTTGTTGAGGACACTACAAAGCCATCAGACAAACCCGGTATCAAGGTAGGTAGATATATTGAGACTGATAACCGTTTCATTACTGAATACACACCTAACGGTTTTATGAGAGTTCAATTTGGTGGTGGTACTACAACACCAGATGACCAATTAGCAGAGTTTGCTAGAAATGGTGTATCAATGAGACTGCAAGACTATCAAAATAATATTGGTTTAGGAAGGACTGTTGAAGCTAACACTACTTTATTTGTAAAATATAGAATTGGTGGAGGACTTGCATCTAACATTGGTGTGAACGCTTTAAATCAAGTTGGAGTTATAAATTTCTCAGTTAACGGACCAAGTAATAACATTAATCAACAGGTTTCATCTTCTTTATCTGTAAATAATGTTACCGCAGCTATTGGAGGTGCTAATCAACCATCGATTGAAGAGATGAGAAATATGGTTACGTTTAACTTTGCTTCACAGAACAGGGCGGTAACAGTAAACGATTATAACGCCTTAGTAAAGAAAATGCCGGGTAAATATGGGGCACCTGCTAAAACATCTATCACAGAAAAGGACAACAAAATCAATATCGAAATATTGTCATATGATGCAAATGGAAGTTTAACTCAAACAGTGTCTAACACTCTGAAACAAAACATTGCCAATTATTTATCTAAATACAGGATGATTAACGATTATATCTCTGTTAATGTTGCTAAAGTTATTGATTTAGAATTTGATATATCTGTGGTTATCGATTCAGCGCAAAATCAAGGACAAGTAATTACTAAAATCATTGATGTGGTTAATAAAGAGATGGAACCAGCATCTCGTGAAATGGGTGAAAATGTATTTTTATCTGTTATGAGACAACAAATTCAGGAAGTTGCTGGTGTTATATCGGTATCAGAAATCAAAGTAATAAATAAAGTTGGTGGACAATATTCATCTTCAGAAACATCTCAAAGGTACAAAGACAAAGAGACTAAAGAGATTCAATTGATAGATGAGACTGTTTTTGCGGAACCAAGTCAAATCTATCAAGTTAGATATCCTGAAAGAGATATCAAAGTAAGAGTCAAGAACTTAAAAACGGTTGACTTCAAATAAGAATATTTTACTTCAAAGACTTACAGGTTTATTATTGTAAAATGGATAAATAAGTATTTATCTTAAAACTATCGTATGTCGAAGTCATATAGAATCAGGACAAAATTAGGTACGGACCAAAATATTAGAGTGAACATCGAGCAAGACTTTGATTTCCTTGAAATACTTTCATTGAAATTAAAGCAAGAGGATGTGTATTCTCAGTTCTGTGCGGACTATGGTATTGTGGTTGGTCGTGTTGTGGCTAACAGTGGGTTTGGTGTTCAAAACGCTAAGGTTTCTATATTTGTACCTGTTGAGGACATGGATTTACAAGACCCTGTAATTTCTGCCTTATATCCATACAAGTCACCAGTTGAAAAAAATGAAGATGGTTATAGATATAACTTACTTCCTTATGACCAACAATATAAAGGACATACACCAACGGGTACGTTTCCAAATAGAGAGGATGTATTAACGAGAAGTGAGGTTTTAGAAATATACGAAAAGTATTATAAGTATACTGTTAAAACTAATGATTCGGGTGATTTCATGATTACTGGAGTACCGCTTGGTAATCAAAAGATTGTGATGGATTTAGATTTATCAGATATGGGATGTTTCTCAATGAGACCTCAGGATTTGATAAGGATGAATTTAGGGGTGCAAGAGCAGTTCGACGGTACTAACTTCAAAGCCTCCTCTAATTTAGAGTCATTACCTCAAATTATTAATCAAGTAAAGGATATTGATGTTACACCATTTTGGGGTCAGGAAGATTTATGTAATATTGGTATTACGAGAACAGACTTCGATTTAAGGAGTTTAGGTATTGAGGTTGAGCCAACCGCAGTTTATATGGGTTCTATATTTTCAGATAGTGATAATAGACCTATCAAACCAAACTGTAAACCTAGAACCGAACAGGGTGACCAATGTGGATTGGTTACAGGGCCTGGTGAGATATTGGCGGTGAGACAAACAATTGATTTTGATGAGCAAGGTGACCCAATTATTGAACAATATAAATTACCGAATGGAGGTAAAGTAATTGATGAGAATGGTGCGTTTGTTGTTGATATACCGATGAATTTGGACTATGTCGTAACAAATGAGTACGGTGATATCGTTTTATCTAACGACCCATCTATTGGTGTTCCAACAAAAGGTAAGTACCGTTTTAAGATGAAATACCAATCAGAGGAAAACGGACCAGCTCAGGACGAGGAGGTTTTCTTCCCAATTAGAGGTGAAATTCAAAGAGGTAATTTTATAGTCCCTCAAATTAGAGAACATGGTTGGTCAGGAAATACTGTTAACCCTGGTGTTGACCCAATTACTAAAGACAGTATATCCACTTCTAATGTGAATTTTTTCGATGTCACTAAAGTTGTAAGTACAAAAACGGTCAATATACCTGCAGGTAAGTCTGTACATGTCAAACGTACTAACGAGGCTAAAAAGGTTGAGGTTTTCGTTAATAATGTTAAACAAACACAAAAGTGGATAGATTTCCCAAATGGGGGTACTTTAACTATAGAAGTTCAGAAAAAAATCAACATGGTTAATCAGGTACCGAATGGTCAGAGTGTTTCAATTGAATTGGAATTTTATGACTATGATTATGTACAGCTTCAAAAATCATACGCCTTTTCTTTAGATTGGAATGATTATGCCGATAAAACATCGGCTATCGACTGTAAGGATTCATTTTATTTGATGAATTACAATAAGGTGTATACACCATCTCAACTTATTGATGAATACAGAAAAGGATACGGTCGTGCTAGATTCTTGGGGATTAAAGAGGTTTTAGATAGAGGATGTGAAAGTGATACTAACAAATTCCCTGTGAATGACGGTGTTAGAAACTTTGATTTGATATTTTTTATTGTCAATATACTTTTATCAATATTCACACCTGTTTTGTTCACTCTTACCCTTGTTGGTCATGTCATATGTTTTTTGTGGCCTATCCTTTATAGAATTTTAAATTTTGTTTTAGTTGCTATTTTTGCGGTTATAAACTCAATTATAAAGTTGATTAATGCGATACGTAAATTATTTGGTAGTAAAAAGAAAAGTGAAACTTATAAGGCGCCTAAGATGGATAAAAAATGTCCTTTATCTGCAATACCTCTACCGAATTTATCTTATCCTGAATGTCAAGCTTGTGATTGTGAGGGTAGAGAGGCTGGTGAAAATACGGATAATCTTCCTGAAGTGGAGGAAAACTCAACAATATTAATTGATACGAATGTTGATTCTTATTATGATAATTTAGTTGGTTATCATGATGGAGAACAAGATGAATGGGATAAGTATTTATCAGGTTTTCAAACTGTTATGGCGGGTAATGACTTATGGGAAAATTCTGAACAACAAGCAATGACACCTTGGTTGAGTGGGGGTGATAATCCATCGGCAAAGGCCAAGACATGGTCACGTGATTTACCTCTAAGTGAAAGATTTAATTTATTTAATGTAAAATCAAAATATCACCAATTTGATGGACAAAATAGAATTGATACTTATGTAAATCCGGTCACTAATAATTATAAAAAACATAGTGATAATGTTATTATGTTATTATTGGACCCGGGTCAATTGAAAACATTTACCTCTGGTCAGATTGTGACTTTCCAAAATCCTGAAAACTCTAGTGACCCTAATATTTCAGGGGATACAACGGGTACGACAGTATTTCAAACCCAAAGTACCTCAACAGTTAATGTAACGTATATGGACCCCGATACTTTGAGTTCTGCACAAAAAAGTTATGTTATAACTGGACAAACTCAGTCTTCTCAGAAATACGAACATCCAACGGACATTGAATATTTCCAAGTTATTACAGGACAGACTCTGTCTGAATTTGAAAACACATTACAGAGTGGTGCAAAAGGGTTATCGACATATGGTTCACCAAATTATACGTTAGGTCAGTTCTACATTTTTGGTTGGCAGAAGGTTAGAAAATTTTATTCGGGTACTGGTAATAAGAATCCTGATGTTTATCCTGATGCTAATCAATCTGGTGGTGATTATTTTGAAAATAACGTCCCAAATATAAAACTTAATTCTGATTGGGAGAACCATTGTGTTGTATTTTTAGTAAGAGGTGTTGACCCTCATACACCACGTCAAGATATCAAATATGATTTATCTAAATTATATGGATACTCTATGGGTATGGGACCACAGGTAAGGGGTAATTTCAAAATGAATATTCCTATTCAGCCATATGCAAATGGCAACTCAGATTGGAGAATACCAAGACACAATAAGATTGGGGCAAATGGACAAAATTGTTCTGAAACGGGATTACCTATTTATTTCAACTCATTTTCATTCACTCCGAATAATGGAATGTATCAAACGTATAAAAATAAAAATACTAAGTATTATTCTGCTATGAACGTTGGTGTTAATAGTAATGGTAATATTGACCCGAACGTTGGTAACAATACCTATAATCAAAACATAGAAAGAGAAAAACTAGCAGTTAGAACTGTAAATTGGGCCTATAATTGGAGTCAAATGGAGGGTTCACCAGGATGGAATTTTAATTACAGAAATAACGAAGTTGTAGAAGGGGGTAGTCTCATGCAATCTAAAAATAATGATGATACTTGGGCCCAAAGAAATACTCTTGGAAATGGTGATTGGTCCTATTCATCACCTGTTTACTACAATATAGATAATACATTAGAATTACAGATGTTGAATTCATCTAAAATTGTGATGAGAACGGATAGGTTACCAACATCAGATAATGTCTATAAAAGATTCCAATTACATCAAAATAAAAGATTTGCGATATATACAGTCACAGACGATGGGGAAACAACTTCTTTTTCTACTGGTATAGGTGATAGTTTTGGGGATAGCTCAGACGACTTTAATGAAGATGCAGGTTCAATTTCTTCAGCAATTACTTCAACCTTCTCATGTGAAGGTATGGTACCCCTGGAGTGTTATACCGGTAATGGGGAGACAATTGGTGTTGAAGCACCTGATAATCGTTGTTATTATGTTGATAATAAGAAAGAGATTAAGAAAATGTATAAGGGATGTTATTACCTTATTACTAAGAACTTTGCAATCCGCGAAGACTTTCAATCTATAGCGGAATGGAAGGCTAGATTTAGGATGATGTTTGCATTATGTAATAATGTTGTCTCGTTAAGTTTTGTGAATAATTGGGTTAATGGTACTTTATATATGTATGCCTTCCAAAAAGATGATATATACGGTAATAATGTTAATGAAACGAAATTTTTAAGTAATCCTGATTATAGATATTGTAATGATACTATAATTTATCAGACTCAAAATAATTCATTTTTCTATAGGGCAACACCTTATAACAACGGGTTTATTGGTAGAGATGGTAATCCACAAACCAATATTTTAGGTAGGTCTAATGCCTCTAATAATAAATTTTTAGGTAATCCTACAACATTGATGGATTTAGGTCCAAGAGATGAATTCACTAAAGAGATATGTTTTAACCCTGAGTTCCAAGGATATATTGTGGATACTATTAAAACATCTTCATACAATGATACGTCAGACCTACTACAATTATTTGTTATATCAAGATTAACAGGTTCTGGATTTTGGTCTCAAGTTTTAGGTTTAGGGGATTCATCTATACAAAAATTATTCTCAAGACCTAACAGTCGTATTGATGGTGATATTGCTCAGCTATTAAGTATTAATTCAGAATATGGAACAATTCCTTATTTAGGTACTAATTACTCAGAGGATGATGTGTTATTTACCGATGATGTAAATGGTAATGCGACTCTTGGTGTGTTCTATCAAGCGAATACAGTAAATAGAGATATGATAAGTCCTGGTAGGTTTACCTTCTCAGATACAATTTCAGGATTTTTGGTAGATAACTATGGTCACACTGACCAAGAAGTACCATTCTATAAATGGAATCTTACAAATACTAATACCATATTTGGTGATGAAATGAATGATTGGTTAATAAAAAATCAGTCAGGTGGGATTGATAGTATAAACTATCAATCAATTGACAGAACGAATAATGGTCCTGGTTATCATAACTATGGAGTCACTTTACCTACTAGTGAATCGCCGGGATTTATATACAACTCAAAACTTAATAATAATACTATCGAACCTGACAGTACCAAAGGTAATAGACCTAGTCGGTTTATGGTTGGTTCACCATACTTCTTCTATTTTGGTTTGAAAAAAGGTTCAAGTTCAATGAACAAATACATCGATAAATTTATACTTAATCAGGATATTCTATGAGTAAAGAACCAAACAACATCAGAATAGTTCCTAATAAAGATAAGTTTAAAGGAGCTCAGACCTTTGATAATCAACTACAGGTTGAATTTACGGGTGACCGAAAGACTATGGTTGAAGGTGATAGAACGGTCATCTTAAATCTGGCTGAGAGATTTGATAAAGAAAGACAAAAAAGTAATACATTTAGAGTTACAGGTAAGATAACAAATATATTCAATAATGTAATTTCAGGTAAGACAAATTATAATGTATTCAAAAATGACTTATTTTATATAAACCCTATTGAATCTGCAAAATCGGGAGTATGGAAGGGATATCCTCAGTTTGATGAGTTTACCTTTTTTAGAACTCAAGGTATTGATGGTCATATTCCTTTTGTGACGAAGAGTTCATCAACGTATAATTGGATGGTGTATCTAAGTTATGCGTCTGAGAATGTTACAGGTCAGACGATGAGTTATCACAATGAGATGATGAATACCACAACCAATTTTATTGCCTCAGATGGTGTACCATTTGTTATGAAAAAGACCAAATACAATGGTAAACCTCTGATTACTTTCTATTGTGGTACCAATCATAATCTTAGTACTGGTGAATATATAAAAACATCATTTAAGTATAATAGTAATGATTTGTTTCAGGTTTATCAATTAGGTGATGAAGCCTATGGTAGTGAGGGTAAAGTATTCTCCATATTTGATTTAGGATATACAGGTACCACCTTTGGTGATGGTGTTACTGGTACATTTAAAAGAGTTATTAACTTTTCTAATACTGGTGAGACGACTTCTGAATACTACATTCGTAAACATACCATACTTACAGACCCTAAAGATTACAATCTAACGAGAATGGGATTTGAGAATAATCCATTTAACAATGATAAAAAGTTAGAGTATGCTGATTTGACACCAAACGGAGTACAAAGGACATCAGTTAGGAATGGTAGTCAAAGTTTTGGATTTACGTTTGAAAAGGATATAGACATTAATAAAAATTTAGATAATCAAGACCGACCAATAACTGAGTTATTTGTGACAATAATACAAAAAGGTTATATGGGTTGGTTTAACAAGCCTTTTGGTAATTTTAATACTGCGATAAATGTCGGTTGGGAGTTTAACTTCTTAAGTGATAGTGTGGATGATTGGTGGAATGTAAGTAGTAGTAATAATAAAGATAACTTACCTGTTGGTTTTTACCAATACAATAACCAAACATTCTACTACAATAAAGATTTAAAAAGTGGTGATAAATTAATGGGTGATTTTTGTGAATGGAATAACTTCATGATGGAAGAGAAAGTATTATCACCGATGGTACACAAATATAATTTTAATCCTGTTCATTTTCAAAATGATTCAACACAAACTATGCCTGATGGTTATTTATATTATCCACATTACCCAATAAAGGTCAGAGATTTTTCTGATTATGTAGAACAGGGTGTTGTAGATGAAGTGGATTTTATACCTGATTATTCCTTTTATTCTGAGTATGAAAATAAATGGAGGTGGAGAGACCTTTATCCGTATGGATATATAGATTCAGATGGTGTGGGTGTAGACCATCCATTTTTGAATAATAGTCACTACCCATTTAAAGATATAAACTTTATACAGACACCACCGACAAGAAACTTCGGACAAAGATTCAATGTCATTGGAGAATTAATAATCGACGATTGTGAATAAATATAGATTTTCAAATAACGGTGAAGAAAGAAAGATTCACATTCCTGTTGAAATCACATGGGATATGGAAGGTCGTGGTGATGCTATTGATGTGTATGAAGAGGATGTTGTTAATCAAGTAATCAACCCGCCTGAGGATTTTGAGGTAACTAGATTTGACCATGAAGGTTGGTTGTCGGGTACAACTCAACTGTCTGACATCAATTATGAATTTCATTTTTTAAAGAGTACTGTTGATATTTCAGCGGCAACTTCATCTGATTGGGTAATTGACTATGAAGAGGAGGGGTTTACACCTGATGAGTTATATAGATTTTCCAATTCATTTACTAAGAGTTTCTTTAAGATTGATTTCTATGATACAAATAACAGTGAAAATCAACAAAATTATATAACTATTGTTTTGCCGACACAACAAGGTGATACAATGTCTAAAACCCTAATAAACTCAAATGTATTAGTTGATGTCAAAAAACCAAAGTACAAGTTGGATTATGTTGGGGATAAAGAGGGTTTCTTTGTGTATTGGTTAAGAAGTCGAGAGTATATAGACTTAGATGAGTTTTACATGTCCTGTAAGTTTTTCAACGGAAAGACAGGTCAGTTTGTCAGAATGACTACAACACCTCAAAGTACTTTTGGTGATAAATTTAACTTTCAAAAATCAGATAAA